CGATTCAAAACAAAGGTCCTAACGCTACCGACAACGGGCCCACTATTCGGAAGTTTTAAGCTACAATTAGACGTATTTTGGACGCCAGCAAGACTATACAACGGGATGCTGCACATGGACGCCTACGAACTGGGCTACGACATGACAGCGGCGAAAATTCCACAAATTAGGATGACAGCATTCCCGCCGCCAACAAACGTACAAGACAAAAACACGTACCAAATCAACCCCTCATCACTATTGGCATACATGGGAATGAGGGGGATCGGAGTAACTTTAGACGAAGAAGGATCAGCAAGGAACTTTAACGCGCTACTAATATTAATGTATTGGGACACAGTTTACCAATACTATGCAAATCAACAGGAAGGTATTGGGGCAGTAATCCATACAACACAGAATAGCTCAATTACGGAAACAGTAACACTGATTAAAGCCTACGACTTAAACGACACGGGGCCATCATTCGTACAAGCGCCAACAATAGGAAACGCAATAGTGCCGGGAGGATTTAAATTGCAAATGAACTTCACAGGATCAACGCCAGATCCAAGACAAATAATGATAAACACGGAAGAATATGGATTGGTATCGTTTTACGACTTGGTAACAGGAACGTACGAAACAAATGCCGGAAACATAGTAGGAACACTAAACGCGTTAAGATGGGGAGCAATAACGGTGATAAATTGGCAATACAGAACAAACGCAGGAGCTATCAGTGTAACGCCGGAAATTGCAACATTCCCGTTATCAAATATAACGGACATGAAAAAAGCGATACTACAACACGCAACGACAGACCCGTTTATTATCGATACAACGGCAATGGCGCCTTACAGCTGGTTAGCGGAATTCAATGAAGAAACCAAAATAAACAACGTTGCATTTGAGCAAGAAGGACTAGCCTTAAAAACGTATCTTTCAGATATGTACAATAACTGGTTAGACACGGCAAGAATGGCAGCAATAAACACAATTGCAAGTGTGTCTACTGCTGGAAATACGTTTACGATGGATACGCTAACGCTAACGAAAAAAGTTTGGGAAATCCTAAACAGAATCGCAGTAAGCGGGGGCAGGTATTCAGATTGGATAGAGGCGGCGTATGATGAAAAAATGATGCGACAAGTATGGAGCCCGGTATTTATGGGGGGAATGTCGGAAGAGGTGGTGTTCCAAGAAGTAGAAAACACATCAGGACAAAACGGCCAGCCGTTAGGCAGTTTAGCTGGCAGAGGACGAGACGGAGGCCAACAAAGAGGAGGAGAAGTATCATTCATGGTAGACGAACCCGGTTTCTTAATGGGAATTATATCATTAACACCAAGGATAGACTACAGTCAGGGCAATGAATGGTTCACACAATTGGACACGTGGAACGACTTCCACAAACCCGGATTGGACGCTATTGGCTTCCGGGACTTGATCACGGAAGAATTAGCGTGGTGGGACACGCACCACAACACGATAACGTGGATAACAAAAAGCGCAGGTAAGCAGCCAGCATGGCAGAGATACCAAACCAGCGTAAATAAAACATTTGGAAATTTCGCAATAGAAAATAACCAAATGTTCATGACATTGAACCGTAGGTACGAACCGGACGAAAGTTATAACATATTAGATTTAACATCATATGTTGATCCAGTAAAATATAACCAGATATTCGCAGAGACAGAGATCGGAGCACAAAATTTTTGGGTACAGGTCGCAAGCGACATCAGAATGACTCATAAAATGGGGGCAATGGTAATGCCAATGCTGTAAGTGGAATTAGGGTAGGAAAGGGGGAGGTTGCGTGTTATTACCTAAACATACCGTAGGCGGTAGACCCCCTATCTTTAAACAATCAAAAACAAAAAACAATGTACAAATTCGGTAAATCACAACAAACAACCCTTAAAGTAAACGAAAGTTACATAGGGGAAACAATAGAAGCAACCCTTAGAAGGGTATGGAAGTCAGGCGAACCAATCGAGGCGCAAGGGGGAAATACAATATTTTACCCAGAAGACGCGGGGGTGCCATTTGAAGTAAACGTACGAACGGATAGATTTGATGAGGCACTAAAGGTACAAGAACAAGCGAAAAAAGAAGCAATGGCAAAAAACACCGCGACTGCGCCAGAGGGAGAGCCATCGAGCGATGGCGGAGAAGGAGGAGGAGGAGAGAAGTAATACGCGACCACATGGAAATGTGTAAATAATTGAATTCCAATCATTAACTAACAACCTAAAGGCGGTACGCGTATATACTATATTATGAACTATATGTGTACCGCTTTTTAAAAAAAAGCGCAAAAAATGCCACTAGATGCAATAGTAAACACAGGTTTAGGACTGGCCTTAGAAAGTCACAACGACAAACGACAACTAAAGCAGCAAGAAAAACTAAACAGGCTGGGAATAGAAGGAACAAAGGAGCTGCAGAAATACGGACAAGGATTAGCGCTAGATACATGGGAAAAAACAAATTACCCAGCGCAAGTAGAACAACTTAAGGAAGCGGGACTGTCAACAGGACTAATGTACGGAGGAGGAGGAGCAGGAGGAACAACGCAAGGTGGAAGCGGGGGAAGTGTAAGCGGAGGAGAAGCGCCAAAAGGAGGACAAGAAATAATGGGGTTACAGTTAATGGGAGCGCAAAAAAACTTGCTAGAAGCGCAAACTGAAAAAACAAAAACAGAAACGGAAAATATAGGCGGAGTAGAAAGAAACTTGACAGAGCAAAAGGGAAGAATGGCGGCAATAGAAGCAAGTCTATTAGAGGACAGCTACGAAAATACACTGCAAAAGATACAAGCAGAAGCAATAAAACTACAAGGAGAGGCACGAAGCGCAACGACAAAGGGAGAAGTAGATTATGAAACGGCAAACACAAGCGTAAAATTAAAAGAAGCCGAACTAATAGGAATGGGAATCGCAAACGAACAAAGAAGAGCGCAAACAGAACTAACGCAAGAACAAATAAAAGCAACAATAGAAGCAGTAAAACAAAAGTGGGCAGAGGTGGAAATAAGCGGAGACAGACTAAAATTGGACCAATTTGTAAAGGACGTAGCAGACAGCACAAAGCTAACCATAGAAACAGTTAGTAGAATTATCGGAACGATTACAAAAGGGAAATAAATGTGCTTATATCCAAGGTTAATGAAAAACCCTAAATATAGGGTAAATAAAAAGAACGAAGGAAACGTTCCGATGGCAACAGACCCACGGGTACTTTTTGTACCCGTGGGTTGTGGTTTATGCTTTGAGTGCATGACACAAAAAGCAAACATGTGGAAAACAAGGCTAAACGAAGAAATAAAGAACGACCCAGAAGGAGTATTTATAACGCTAACATTTAGCAATGAAAGCTATACAGAACTGGCAAGGGAAATAAAAGCAGAAGGCTATGCGCTAGACAACGAAATAGCAACACTCGCAATGAGAAGATTTCTAGAAAGGTGGAGAAAGCGATTTGGAAAATCAGTAAAACACTGGACGATTACAGAGTTAGGACACAACGGGACAGAAAACATACATATGCATGGCATATTATGGACAGATAAAGAAAAAATAAAGGAATTAGCAAGTATATGGCAATACGGGTTTGTATGGAAAGGATATGACAAACCCGGAAGAACGGAAAATTACATATCAGAAGCAACGGCGACGTATATAACAAAATACATGTTGAAAACAGACCCAGCGCATAAATACTATAAAGCAAAAGTATTATGCAGCAAAGGAATAGGAAGGTTGCCGATAGTATCGGACTTATACGAAAGAAACGCATTTAATGAGGAAGGAGAAACAAGAACAACAATAAAAACAAGATCAGGACACACGACAGCAATGCCAGTATACTGGAGAAATGAAATATATAATGAAGAAGAAAGAGAAAAATTATGGTTACAAATGTTAGACAAAAACGTGAGATATGTGGGAGGCGAGAAAGTAAAGGCGGATGATGAAAAAGGGTATAAAGGACTGGTAGACTATTACAGAAAAATAAACACAGAAATGGGATACGGAGCGCCGGACAACTACGAAGCGATGGAATATGAAAACCAAAGAAGGAAACTAATGCAGGAGCAAAGGATGAAAAAGAAGGGGTTGAATTAATAGATATATGGGCGATGGCGAGAACCTGTACCAATAAAAAAACGTTAGGTTTCAGCCATCGCAGCTACCGCAGCAAACATGCCTCCGGCGGGTTTTATGTTGGTATTATAGGGTTATTAAAATGCGCTATCCGCGCCCCCTACCGGGGAGGACACCCGACACATAAAACAAAAGATAAAAGATTACAAACGACTAAGTTTGAAAAGGTATTGACAAGAAGTGAAAAAGAATGTATCTTTACAACATGAAACAGCGAACAAGAAAAAGATTCCAAACAATGTTCCACGTGGAACAAAAAACAGAAAACACAATGAGCGAAATCAAACCAATGAATGGAATGAGAGTACCTGAATGGACAAAAGAAAAAGTCATCGAATGCATGGCTATATCTATACTGGGAAAATTTATTCAATCATTAAAACAATAACAACAATGCAAAAGGTTACGGCAAATGCAGTCTACATGTCGCACATTAACGGCAAGATAATGTACTACATCACACTGGAAAACGGAAACGGGAAACAATACCATGTTAGTGTAGGTAAAAAAACACATGACGCGTGCCAAGAGTTGCAAGCGGAAGAACTTACTCCAAAGTTGTCACCGAAAGTGGAGAAACAATGAAATACTACAACATCACAGAGTACTTTGACGAAGAAACGGGTGAATCCGTAGGTAGGGAAGAAGTACAAAAACATTACATCATCATTAAAACAATTAAAAAAGATGTCAGAATTACAGCAGAAGCAATCACAACAAAGCGAAGCGTCCAAGTTAAAAGAGATGCACAGCTTAAATTCAGATTCCCATAACGTGGAGAGGAAGGGGATAGAGGGAACGCCCTTTCAATTGATACGGTATCAGAATAAACACCATTTAGCTTGGGGGGAATATGCACTTACAAACAGGTGTGATACAGAAGAAGAAGCTATAAGGCTGTTAGAGACGGATGTTTGGAATATAATAGGAATATACACGATCAGCATCCTTGACATGCGTAAAAAAATCGAGGAAACGTACGGTACGCAAATCTCAAAGATCGTAGACCTAATGAACGACCAGACCGACGAACAAGGCGAATAAAAAATAACATGTAGGCGCTCCGCGCCTACATGTATTTCTCATTTAAAACAATCAAGAAAATGAAAAGAGTAACACTAGGCGGCGACAGGCTAGGAGTTGGGCAAAAGACCGACATAGCACTGCATGGCTACGGAACGTCAACGCACGACCTAAGCGAAGTCTGGCGCAGCACCATGGCACCGGGTACGTTAGTACCATTCGTAACAAAGGTAATGCTACCGGGATCAAAAGTTAAAATGCGATTCAAAACAAAGGTCCTAACGCTACCGACAACGGGCCCACTATTCGGAAGTTTTAAGCTACAATTAGACGTATTTTGGACGCCAGCAAGACTATACAACGGGATGCTGCACATGGACG